CCCATGAACAACACGCTGCACGGTACAGTTACCGTCAAGCTGGGTGATGAAGAGTTCACCCTCACCCCAACCCTGAAGGCTGTTCGGGCGATCGAGAGCCGCTTTGGCGGCCTACGCGGCGCTTCCCAGGCGATCACGTCGCTCAGCGTCGACGGTTGCGCCGCCATCTTGGTGGCAGGCGCCGGCCTGGACGACAAAGCCGCCAAGGCAGTGCCAGAGCAAGTATGGCTGCACGGCGTTCTCGACGTGTCGACACAGCTGAATGCCTACCTGGTTGCGCTGTACAACCCGCGCGGCAAAGACCCGGGAAACGACCAAGCCGGGACGGCGTAAGCGTCATCGAAGACGGAAGTTACGTTGACCGGCTTTATTCAATCGCTACGGGGTGGTTGGGCTGGGCGCCTGATGTTGCTTGGCGCACGCCGCTGCCTGAGCTTTTCATGGCACTTGATGCCCGACTCGAATGGTCGCAAATGACCAACCCCTTCGGCAAAGGGAAAGCCCAAGGCGCCAAGCAGAAACCTAGCGCCTCGACAGTTGCCGACAAGCTGCGCCAGGCCCTTACGGGCCGAGGCAAGTAACTCAATTCCCGCTCCGGCGGGTTTTTCGTTCTGGAGAATTACATGGCCGACCAACAGGTCCAGGGAATGCTGGTCCAGATCGAGGCGACCACCGCCCAGCTGCGTCGGGAGTTGGCCAATGCGGATCAGTTGGTCGCGCGGTCATCCCAGGCGATTGACCAGAGTCTGGCTAAGGTCGATTCAGCTTTTGATCGGGCAGGCGCAGCAGCGCACCAAGCCGGCACTCTCATGCGCGGTGCGTTCGCGGCAGTGGCCGGCGCCGGTCTGATCGGCGGCATCATCCAGCAGGTTGATGCCTACGGGCAGATGTCTGACCGGATGAAGGCTGCAGCTGGTAGCGCAAGTGAGTACCAGCTGGTTCAGGATCACCTGCTACAAACTGCGCAGGAAACCTACCGTCCTCTGGCTGAGGCGCAAGAGCTATACATTCGCACTGCGGATGTTATGCGTAGCCTGGGCTTTAACACCCAGGAGACGTTGGATATCACAGATAGCTTCAGCTTTCTGCTGGTGACCAACGCTGCAGCTGCTGATAAAGCCGGTTCTGCGCTGGATGCGTACTCGAAGGCGCTGCAGACAGGAAAAGTCGAGGCGGATGGCTGGGTGTCCATTCAGGACGCCATGCCGACAATCGTCACTGCGATTGCCACCGCCACCGGCAAGAGCGCCGAGGAAATCCGAAAGCTCGGCGTGCAGGGCAAGCTGTCGCTCGAAGACATCAATACTGGTCTGCTGCGCACCGTGGAGGTCAACCGCAAGGCTGCGGCCGACATGTCCACCAGCGTGCAGGACGCGATGGTAAACATCAGCAACGCCATTCAGGCGTTCTTGGGCGGCATGGAGGAGCAGACCGGCATAGTCGCAGGCTTTGCGAGCGTGCTGATTGCGCTGGCTGACAACGTGGACCTTGTGGCCGTGGCCATGGGCGGCGTCGGTGCAGCTGCGCTGACCAACTACGTTGTGAAAACTGGGCTGGCCGTGCAGGCTGCGCGGGCTGACCGGGTCGCACGTGTTGCCCAGGCTGAGGCAACACTACAGGCGGCGATAGCAGATCAGCGGAAGGCTCAGACGGCCACCATTCTCGCTGAGCGGGAAGCGATTGCGGCGCGAGGTACCGCAGTTCAGACCCAAATGTCCATTCAGCTAGCGACCGCGCGGACAAAGGAGGCCGCAGCAACCACCGCAGTAGCAACCGCTCAGTCTGGCTTGAAGGCCGCTTCGGTCGGTCTCCTTGCAGGCCTGGGAGGCCCGATGGGGCTGGCAATCCTCGCCGGCACCGCAGCGGCAAGCTTCCTCTTGCTTCGCGACAACGCGGACCAGGCGGGGGTCAGTCTGGAGGACATGCAAAAGCCCGTATCCCAACTGCGGGAGGAGTTCCAGAAGCTCAACCAGGACCAGCGCGAAGCTGGCTTGGTGAAATGGCAGCAGGAGCAGATCAACGCTACGGACAAGGTCAAGGATGCCTACGGAGAGCTTGCCCAGGCCATCCGCTCTGCAACAGTGACAGCACCTGTTCGCGACTCGGGCGGCCAGTACAACAAGCAGCTGGCCGAGTACCAGGGGATCATCGATCGGCTGAACGAGGCTCGTTCCTCTGGTGCCGACCTTGCCCCGATCCTCAAGGAAGTGGGTAATCGCCTGCAGTTGCCGGCGGCTACGTTGCAGAGCTGGATCACCCAGGCCGGCGCCGTCAGCGATGCTGATCAGCGCTCAGGCCTGATTGCCGAAACCTTGCGTGTCCTCACTGGGGTTACCAAGGAAAACACAGTCTCGACCGAAGCGAATAATGCCGCGAAGTTGGGCATGAGCACTGCCGGTCAGACCTACCTCGATACCTTGCAGAAGCAGTTGGCCGGCCTGCAAGACAACGGCGACATGATCAAAGTGGTAAACCGGTACCTTGCCGAGCACACAGATCTGACCGAGGCGGATCGCCAGGCCGCTCTCTCTTTTGCAAATGCCATCGAGGCGCAGAAGAAAGCCAACGATAGGGCGAACAAGTCAAAGCGCGATGGCGAGTCCAAATCAGACCAGGCCACGAAGAAGCAGCTGAAAGATTTCGACGCGACCGAGGAAGGCTACAAGCGCCAGATCGAGCTAATCAACACCACTGGCGACAAGCAGAAGGACGCCACCGAGGTCGCTAAGCTGTCCTTCGAGTTGCAGGAGGGCAAGCTCGGCAACCTCTCTAAAGCCCAGCAGAAACGCCTGCTCGAGCTGGCTGCTGAGCTGGATGGTCTCAACAAGATCAAGAAGGCCAATGAAGACGCGCTGAAGCTTAGTGCTTTCAAGGCTGCGCAGCAGGTCGGAACGAAAACCCAGGCTGATGGATATGCGCAAGAACTCGCTGGCGTTGGGATGGGAGATAAGGCGCGTGATCGCATGCGGGCCGAACTGGCGCTGCGGCAGAAGTATGTGGCCGACCTGAAGGCGCTGAATGAGCAGGCCAATACTGGGCAGGTAAGCCCAGAACTGGTCGCCGGCGAAACCGAGATCCTGAAGCAGGAGCTGGACAAGCAGCTTGAGAACCAGGCGAATTACTACGCTGCGATTGATGAGCAGCAGTCCAACTGGATGAATGGTGTCCATGAGGCCTGGGCGAACTTTTCCGATGAGGCGCAGAACTACTCAGCTCAAGCCGCAGACCTGACGAACAGCGCTCTGGGTAGCGCCCGAGGGGAACTCAGCACATTCATGACCGACGTAGCCACTGGCGCAGAGAGCGCCGGTGATGCGCTGAGGAATATGATCAGTGGTTTTGCTGAGTCAATGCTCAATGCGCTTGCAGACATGGCAGCGCAGTGGCTGGTCTACCAAGCGGTGCAGATGGTTGTCGGCAAAACAACACAGGCAAGCTCAGCCGGCATGATGGCCGCGAATGCTGAAGCAATGGCACTTCAAGCCGGTCTTGCTGCATTCGCTTCGACAGCGGCCATCCCGCTTATCGGACCTGCTCTGGCGCCTGGGGCAATGGCAACCGCCCTCACTATTGCGACGCCGCTGGCATCCGCCGTGGGTATGACGGCTATGGCCGGCGTTGGCTTCATGGAGGGCGGTTACACCGGCAACGGTCGGCGTGATGAGGTTGCTGGCCCGGTGCACCGGGGTGAATACGTTTTCGATGCTGAGGCTACTGCGCGCATCGGCGTCGGCACACTGGAGGCCATCAGTGATGGTCGCGCTGCCTTTGTAGGTGGCCCAGGCAGTTCATCGGCGGCAGAGGTGGACACTCCTGTACTGGCGGAATCGCCCTCGCCAAATCTCAACGTCCAGGTTCTCAACTACGGAAATGACAAGGTAAGTACTCGCATGGACGGGGACCAGCTCAAGGTCATCATCGCCGCTGTTGATGACCATATTTCTTCCGGCATGAGGACTGGCCAAGGAAAAGTAGCCAAGACGTACGAGTCGACTTACAGGAACCAGAGGGTTGGAAGATGACCGCGATTGCAACCTTGTACGCCTCTGGCGGCAAGGCGTGGATCATTCCAACCATTGAGCTTCGCTGTGCCTCCTGGCCTGGTCCCGTGTACATCTGCTCGGCGTTTGAGGATCTAGTGGCCACGACCGAGGAGGGCGTTTTAGCGACGTTCACTGCGACCGCCTTCGATGCCGCGCTGCCCAAACGCGATAACAGCGGTAACCAATCGCTGACCTTCGCTATCGACAACGTGACTGGCGTGGCTCAGCAACTAATCGATCAGGCGCTGGATGCCAGGGAGAAGATCACCATGATCTTCCGCACTTACCTGTCTTCTGACATCTCCGCTCCGGCGGAAAAGCCATACCGCATGAACGTGCTAAGCGGATTCATGGAAGGGGCCAGCGTGCAGTTGCAGGCTGGCTACGTTGACTTCATCAACCTTGCCTGGCCAAGACGCAAGTACACCTTAGATTTCGTTCCCTGCCTTAGGTACACCTGATGTTTGATCAATACCTGACCGCCACCTACGAAGATGGCGGGCGTGGCCCTGCGCGCTTCGATTGCTGGGGGATGACCAGGCTGGTGCGACACCAGGTATATGGCCTGCCCCTGCTTCCAAGTTGGGGATACGTGCGAAATACCATGCCCAAAGAATTCACTCGGGCCGCAAACCTTGAGGCATCGGCCATGGAGCGCTGCGAGCCAGAGGTGGGTGCTATTGCCTGCGTCTGGAGGGGCGACATCTGCATCCATGTTGCGTTGATCGTTGAGGTGGAAGGTCGGTTGCACGGCCTGGAGATGAAGCCCAGCGGGGTGACCATCAAACCGCTTCGGCGTTTTCAAGATCAGTATCTGAAAGTGAGTTACCACCGTGATCGAATTCTACCCGAGCAAGCTTGAGGGATCTCCACTGGAGCGCCACAAGACCGATCAGGTTATGACCATTGAGGGGTGGCTGTCTCATAACGTCTCAGGCTACACGCCGCGTCAGTCTCCGCCTATCAGTGTCGAGCTGAACGGTGTGTTCATCAATCCTGAGCGTTGGGCGAAAACTGACTTTTCGCCCCAGGACACCGTACGCATCTATCCAGAGCCGAAAGGTTCCGGACTGGAGGTAGCGCTGTGGGCAGTGGTTGCTGCGGTGGTCGCGGTCGGCGTGGTGATGATGACCCAGAGGCCGCTGTCCACTCCACGGAATCAGGGGCGGTCAGGGCAAAACCTGAACCTGGCCAAGACCACGGGCAATCAGGTCAAGGTTGGTGACGTAATTCGCGAGGTTGCAGGTAGGACGCGGATCTTCCCGGACTACTTGGTGCCGCCTCGACATTACTTCGTCAACGAAACTGAGCAGTGGGTTGAGCTCTTGCTTTGCGTTGGCGTTGGCGAGTTCGAGATCAAGCCTACCGATGTGAAGATCGGCGACACGATGCTCTCTTCGCTCGGCAGTACTGCGCGGTACAAGGTATACGGTCCAGGTGAGTCGCTGATCGATGAGACGGCCCGGCTGTGGTGGCATAACTCCACCGAAGTAGGCGCGACCAATACAGGATCTGGTGGGCTTACGCTCACCAATACTACCCAGGTAGCACAGCAGTTCGGCGGGAACGCTCTGCTGGCGGCCGATTTGGTGCTGAGCGTTCCAGAGGGAGCGGGCTGGTTCCCGTTTGGCTGGGACAGCGGCATGATCGCACGCGTTGAGTTGCCATACCCTTACACCTTCACGGCCCCGATTGATGGAAGCGCGACCATCGTAAGCGGCCCATATCTCCCCATGCTTCAAGCATTCGCTGGCATGCGGATCGAGATCTCCGGCGCCAATGCTGGCAACTATGTTGTTGCGAGCTATACGGCGGAGGTGTCCGGCACCCCGGCAGTTCCTGGTAGCGCGTCCATGGTTACGGGAGGCGCAGCCCCGGCGCGATTCAACTTCGATGCGGTTCCTCTGAACTTCACAGTTTCTCGAGGATCGAGCAGCTTCCCGGTATCGCTGAGTACCAACGTTACAAACCTGGCTGGCCTAGTTTCGGCAGTGAACTCGTCCTTGGCCGGTACGGCGCTGGTGGCCACTTCTTCCTCCGGGAGGCTGAGAATCGCTGAGCAGGTCGCGCCGTTCACAGGTTCGCCGTTATCGATCACCGGGTCTGTGAGTGACATCCTCGGGTCAAGCCCGGCGTTTGTCACGGGCGTGAAAACAGAGGCTGCGACGGAGGGGCGGTACGCCCGCATGACCATGGCTTACGACGGTGGCGCTCCGGTGGTGGGGCTGCAGCCTGGGTCTCTGTTGGCAACAATTGGGTACAGAGGGCTGCGGTACCGGATAACCGAAGTCTCCGATGACTCGGTGGATGATGATGACGCCACACCGGAGGACGAGAGCCATGGGCCATCGGCAATTACGGTCGTTCGACTGACTGATACAGGCGCGGTGGACGATGACTGGTTGGGTTTCGACGCCATGCAGACCGGCGATGTTTCGGTTGTTCTGGATGCGTCAACGATGGAAGGCGACTGGGCTGGTTCGTTCGCAGTCTGCCCGGAGAATGAGGTTGTGCGTCGCGTTGAGGTCGACTTCTTCTTTCCCGGTGGATTGATTGCCTACTCGAAAAAGGGCCGACAGGTTGAGGTAACCGTCAAGGTCGAGGCCCAGTACCGCGACATCAGCACCGCCGGTGAGTGGACAAGCGTTTTTTGGACGTTCAAAGCGGCTCGTCGAGATCAGATCGCTTTCACCCGGGCAATCAACTTCCCCACCTACATGAGGGGGGAGATGAGGATTCGTCGAATCGGAGAGGAGTCGTCGGACAGCAACCAGCAAGATCGTGTGCAGTGGTATGGCCTCAGGGCGCGGATTGATAAGGCCCCTCTGCGGTATGAGGGGGTGACCACAATAGCTGTGTATGCGCGCGGCGGTACCAAACTGTCGGCACAGTCCGAAAGCCAGGTATCACTGATTGCCACCAGAAAGCTGCCTGTCTTGGTGAATGGTGCCTGGTCCGAACCAACGGCAACGCGCGATATCGCGCCCTGGGCGTCGTATATTTCGAAGTCGGTAGGAGCGACAGACGATGATGTAGATATCGAAGAGTTTGTGCGGTATGGCGCCATTTGGCAAAGCCGAGGGGACTACTTCGATTTTTCCGTGGAAGAGGCTGGCACGGTCAAGGAAGCGCTCAACGAGGCTCTCAAGGCAGGGTTTGCAGAGTTCACCCTTGAGAGAGGCCGGATCACGCCGGTGCGTGATGAGCCGCGCAGTCAGATCAAAAACATGTACACGCCGCAGAACATTGTTGAATCGCTCAAGCGCTCGTTTACCCTGCCTGCGCCTGACGATTTTGACGGTGTTTCCATCAAGTACCGGGACCAGAGGACCTGGGCTGAAGAAACGGTGAAGTGCAGGCTTCCAGGTGACGCCTTTCAGACGGTCAAGGAAATCACACTCGATGGGGTCACAGATCGTGACCGTGCTTGGCGCTACGGCATGCGTCAGCGTCGGGCCCAGGTCTATCAGAACAAAAGCTATAGCTGGGGTACTGAGCTCTCCGCGCTGAACAGCGGTTATCTCAACTATGACGCGGTGGCCGATGACATTCCTGGCTATGCGCAGTCATCAATCATGACGGACTTCTCCGTAGGAGAGGGGCCGGTAGTGATCGAAAGCAGCGAGGCTTTTGTTTGGAGCGAAGGGCAGACACATGTTCTAGCAGTGCGCCGGCCAGACGGTTCGATCAGCGGTCCGTGGGCTGCGTATCGAATAGATGACTACCGCATCGCGATCCAATCTATCGACTTTTTGCCGGATCTTTCCCAGCAGATTGAGCCACCTCACCTGCTGTTCGGGATTTCGACACGGTGGTGCTACCCGGTTCTGGTGACCTCAATAGAGCCAGGTGATTACTCGGCGGAAATGGAGGCCATCAACTACGACGTTCGCGTCTACGCCGACGATGACAATTTTGCTCCCGAGGATGCTTGAGGATGCTGTTACTTCCTGATGGTCTTCCGTTGCCAGTTGCTGACGGCTACGGCTTCAAGCCAGTCAGCCCAATAGTTCGAACAACGATGGCGAGTGGCAGGGCAATGCAGCGTCGCCGGTTTGGCAGCGTTCCAACCATCCTGCGAGTAAGTTGGATCTTGTCGACCGAAGAAGCCAAGTTGTTTGAGGGGTGGTGTAAATGGGAGATCGGCTGGGCAGACTGGTTTCTTTGTCCCATCAGAACACCTTTAGGGCTTAGGCCGACCCGCTCCAGATTCACCGATATTTACGAAGGCCCAGAGTTTGTCAGTGACGATCTGTGGCGATACACGGCCTCCTTGGAGCTGTTTGAGTTGCCCATTGTCGATGAGGCTGCTTTCGCAGAGTTGCTCCTCGGGATGCCTTTGCCGGTCATGAACGCAGCTCTAACTGCCGAGCTTATGCGTTGGTACACCAAGTCTTGGCCTGGAGCCCAGATCAATTGAATGCTCGCCCGCTCATGCGGGTTTTTTTTCGCCTGGAGTTTCTATGAGCGTAGCTACCGACAATCAGCTGTTCCATGGGCTGGTGACTACTGCCAACGCGCTGTTCCTGTCTGATGCTGACTTCGTCACCATCAACGGCATCACCAAGCCCACCCTAAAAAAGATCTACGCAGAATTTCTCGCGAGCATTGGCACCTACACCACTGTTGCCGAGGGCCTAACTAAGACCAATGGAACCGGTACGAACAACCGATTCTTCACGGTCCCAGGCACTGGTGACGTGTTCGAGACCCGCTATCGGAACGACGCCGGTGTTGCGGTTGAGATTTCGTCCCTTCTGTCCTGGCTGGCCGATGCCCTGACCATCAACCGGGGCAAGGCGTACCCGCTCCGCCAAATGAACCGGGGCGGCGTCACCTCACCGGCAAACGCAGTGATGAATCGCGTCCTGCTGAACTGCGAGATCATTGGCGCCGAGCCAGGTAAGTACTACCTGATCTCGCTGCAAAAGAACGGTGCTACCGGGCTTGTGGGCGCTTATGAGTTTGGCTGGATCCTGCTCGAAGCGGATGCTGCCACCTACGCGACGACCGGAGCATTTACGCAAATTCACTCGTTGGTCGATCCTGCCCCCGACATTAGCCGGACTGGTGGGGTCCAGACGATCACGGTAACCCCCCAGCTCCGTCCAGATATCAGGTTCAAGATCACCCTGGATGCCGCGGCGCTTCCTGCGGCAGGAACGGCTATTGACTCGAACAGTACGGGCGCTGCCGGTCGAAGCTGGATCGTTGATCCATCGAGGTACTCAGCCCCTCCAATCGTTAAAGATGACGCGCTGACGCTAAATATTGGCAAGAGCTTGCCGCTCCGCTCGATGAGCCGTGGCGGGGTGACATCCATCGCCAACACGGTCATGAATCGGCTGTTGTTGAAATGCGAAGTGCTCGGTGCTCTCGCGGGCAAGTACTACCTGATCAGCCTGCAAAAAAACGGCGCGCCAGGTCTCGCCGGAAGCTACGAGTTTGGCTGGATTCTGTACGAAGCGGACGCCTCGACGTATGCAGCGACCGGCACCGTGACGATGATTCATACCTACTCTGATCCGGCTCCGGACATCAACCGAACCGGGGGCATCCAGACCATCACGGTGAGGCCGGCCCTCCGGCAGGAGATGCGGTTCCAAATTACGCTCGACGCCGCAGCCCTGCCATCTGCAGGCGTGCCAGTTGACTCCAATAGTTCGGGTACGCCTGGTCGGAGCTGGATTGTCGATCCATCGTGCTACGTGGAAGCGCCGTATCTGAAGGACGATGCGCTGACCATCAACAAGGGGAAAAACTATCCCCTTCGGCCAATGGCGCAAGGCGGTGTGACTTCGCCAATAAACACAGTGCTTAACAGTTTCCTGTTGAACTGTGAGGTTTCAGGTGCGGACCCGACCAAATATTACAAGGTTGCGTTTCAAAAGAACGGCGCGCCCTTGTTCGGCGATTACACCTACGGCTGGATTTTCCAAGAGTCTGACCGGGATGACTATGGCGCCGTAACT